TGCTGACGAACTGGAGGCTGAAAGGTTACAACAAGAAGAAGCTTTACGTTTGGCTCAAGAACTTGCAGAAGCTAAAGCCTTAAAGATAGCTGCGATTGATGCAAAGACGGCTGCTGACATTGTGGAAGTTGTAGGTGATGCTACAAGCCAGCGTAATCTTTTGGCAGAATATCTAAATGCTAAAGGAACAGATGGGGTTGTTACTACTTATGAACTTCAATGGAAAGAAGTAGAAGAATTAAGGGCAAATGGTAATGAGAGAGAAGCATTGGTTGCAGATGCTTTAGATATAGAAGAGTTAGAATCAATCTAAGGTGAGAGAATGGAATTTCAATCTTTGTTTAATGCTGGTCTTGGTTTACTATCAATCTTTATTGGTTGGTATCTAAGAGTAGTTTGGTCAGCAATAACATCCTTGCAATCAGATGTTAAAGAAATAGAACGATATGTGCCAGCAACTTTTGTTAGGCGTGATGATTATCAATTAGATATAGCAGAGATTAAAGCTATGCTAATTAGAATTGTCGACAAACTAGATAATAAGGTAGACAAGTAACATTATGTTTTTATTTTATATTACTCAAGATGGATACACTATTACTTTTCCTATAACTTTTTTGTTTTAGTATGGCTAAGTTATATGAACCTGCTGGCTACAAGGCTCTCTCTGCCTCTGAAAAACAAGCCTGTTGTAATGGGTGCGGGTCAAAGGGGTTAGGCGGCTGGCTAGTCCCTGACTCAATATGGGGTTTAAATATAACTGACTGCTGTAATATACATGACTATATGTACAGTCAAGGTACGACACTAGAAGATAAAGAGTTTGCTGATAAAGTGTTCTTAAACAACCTTATAAAAAAGATAGAAGATAATAATAAATGGTTTAGGTTCTTACGTAAAAGGAGAGCCTTGAAAATGTATTGGGCTGTTAACACATTTGGGGACTCTGCCTTTTGGGATAATAAGTTATAGAGTAAATAAACCTTGACAAACTACTATAAATATGATATACTCTAAAACATTCTTAGGAATTAATAATTAATATGACTTACTTACAAATAGTAAATAAAATACTTAGACGTTTAAGAGAACGAGAAGTCTCTTCTGTTAATGAAAACGACTACTCTGCACTGATAGGCATATTTGTTAATGATGCTAAACAGGTTGTGGAAGAAGCTTGGAGTTGGTCTGGTTTACGTAATACGTTAACTGCTACTACTATCGATGGTACGTTTGGTTATGAGTTAAACGGTAGTCAAAATAACTTTACTATGATAGATGCTATTAATATAAGTGATGGTACTTTTTTACATTACAAAAGCGCAACAGATTATAACCAATTATTTAATGATGCCTCTCCTGAAAAAGGTTCTCCTTACTACTATAGTTTTAACGGTATTAGTCCAGATGGAGATACACAAGTAGATTTATACCCTGTACCTGATGCTGTTTATACGTTACGTTTTAACATGGTACAAAGAACACCAGACTTAGCTAATGAATCAGATATATTTTTAATACCTACTAGACCTATAGAGCTTTTAGCTTACGCACTGGCTGTAGAAGAACGTGGTGAGGATGGAGGATTTAATCCTGCAACAGCCTACGCTCTAGGACAGACAGCACTAACTGACTCTATATCTTTAGATGCAGGTAAGCACCCAGAAGAAACAGTCTGGAGTGTTAGTTAATGAGGTCTAAGACAGTTGTTAAAGCAGACCTAACAACAAGTGCTTTATCTAATTCAGCTTCAGTGCTATACACTGTACCACCTAATACAAGAGCAAAAGTAATATACACTATATTGTCTAACAGTCTTGTTAGCGACTTTGTACCAGCAGTACCTTTTATAGCTGGTACTGTTAACGGCTTTGGGTCTGACGGCTCTGGTGGTGTTATATCTGGTGGTCAAGTTGCGGTAGCCGCTTCAGGTAGTCTTAAAATTGTTTCTGTTTCATTACAGATTGATGGTGCTTCAGATGCTACTGTACTAAATAATACAGCTATAGCAGCACAAGATTATATAGAGTTAAATAATAATAGCTCTTACCTTATGTTAGAAACAGGAGATATAATTAGAGCTAGAGCTTCCCTTGCTGGTGTTAGTTGTGTCTTAACTGTTGAAGAAGAGGTAGGTACGGTGACTATAAATGGCTAAACAAATACAAACATCTTTTATAGCTGCCCCAGGATTTTACGGTCTTAACACTCAGGACTCTGGAGTATCGCTAGATAATGGTTTTGCTCTAACTGCTGATAATACTATCATAGATAAGTATGGTAGGTTAGGCGCACGTAAGGGTTGGATATATAGGACAACTCAAAAGAATGGATCTACTGGCGCTAATGTAGGCGTGAACCTATTAGGTACACATGTGTCTATAGACCTAGCTGGTGCTAAAGAAAACTTTTCTTGGAGTGCAAACAAGTTTTATAAAGGTTATGCAAATCTTGTTGAGACTACACCTAGTACGTCAAATAGTATTTCAGAAGGTAACTGGACTGCTGCTTCTCTAAATGATAGGACTTACTTTTTCCAACTTGCTCATAAACCTTTAGTCTACACTAACGAAACTGGTTCTGGAGTATTCAAGAGTGTAGATACACACACAGGTTATACTGGTACAGCACCACAAGCCGAGATAGTAATATCTGCTTATGGTAGGTTATGGGCTGCTGTTACTATGAATAACAAAACTACTGTACACTTTTCTGATTTATTAGATGGTAACAAGTGGGGTTCTGGTTCTGCTGGTTCTATGAATATAGTTGGTACGTTTGCTAAGAACAGTGATGTAATTACAGGTCTTGCTGCACATAACGGGTTTCTAGTAATTTTTTGTAAGAACTCTATTATGGTATTTAAGGACACAGATGCTTTTAGTGGTAGCTTTGATGTAACGACAATGACTCTAGTAGAAACTATTGATGGCATAGGTTGCCTATCTCATAAATCTATTCAGAACATAGGTGATGATGTATTGTTCTTGTCTGCTACTGGTGTACGTTCTTTAGGTCGTACAATACAAGAAAAGTCTCAACCGATAAGTAACGTGTCTAAAAATGTACGGGATGATTTAATTGCTTTAGTACAAAATGAAGCTGACACATCTAAGATAGAAGCTGTGTACTGTCCGGTATTTGCTTTTTACTTATTACTATTTCCTAGTACTAATTTAATATATTGTTTTGATACTAGAGCGCCTTTAGAGGATGGCTCTTATCGTGTAACACAATGGAACGATGCTACACACACAAGCTTTTTTTATGACACAATAGATAGGAAACTATTGTTTACAGGAGCAAAAGGTTTAGCTGAGTATTCTGGTTTTCAAGATGATGGAAAATCTTATACGTTTACTTACTACTCAAATTATTTTGATCTAGGTTCACCTAACGCATTAAAGATGGTTAAGAAAACTGCAACAACTCTTATAGCACCAGACAACCAAGTAGTTGTGTCAAGGATTGGTTATGACTACTCTACAAATTACCACAGTAATACTTTTGTAATTGGTAGTCAAGGTTCTAATTCTCAGTATGGTATTGCAGAATACAACATAGCGGAATATACTGGTGGTGTAAGTATTAAAAATATTATCAACGCTGGCTCTGGTAGCGGTACTATATTACAAACTGGTTTTGAAACTACTATTGATGGGGCGGCCTTTAGCATACAAAGGTTAGACGTATACGTTAAACTTGGCAAAATAATTTAAGGGTAAATAAAAGACATGAGCAATTATACAAAAACTACAGACTTTGCAGCAAAGGATACGTTAGTATCAGGCAATGCTCTAAAGATTATTAATGGTACAGAAATAAACACAGAGTTTAATGGTATTCAAGTTGCGGTAAATACTAAGTCTAATAGTAACAGTCCATCTTTTACAGGTGTGCCTGTTGCACCAACAGCGGCTACTGGAACTAACACTACACAGATAGCTACTACAGGTTATGTATTAGCTGCTGTTGCAGCAGAGGCTCTATCAGGTAATGCTGCCTTACAAGGTATGTATCCTGTAGGCTCTATTTATATAAATGCTAATGTAGCTACTAATCCTAATATCTTATTTGGTTTTGGTACATGGATTGTATATGCTGATGGTAAAGTATTGACTGGTGCAGGTTCAGTGCTTGGTAGTGCAACTGGTACAGGTGGTTTTGCAGACGCAGCCCTTATTGAACATACACACACTGCTACAGTAAGCGATCCTGGGCATCACCATGTTGTATCTCCTAAAGTTGGGGCAGCAGATGGTGGTCAAGGCTTTAATACTGGATGGAATGATGATTGGGGTACTGTTACTGATAAGCCTACTAACGGTAATACAACTGGTATTACAGTTGCTAACTCTACTACTGGTACTGTACCTAGTGGTACTAATAGAAACATCCCACCATACGTAAATGTAAATATTTGGAAGCGTACAGCGTAGTATGGATATTACATTATTCCCTAATGAAAGTATAGATGTTCTTTGGACAAGACTAAAGCCTTATTTTGAAGGTGCTGCTAAGTATTCTTACGGTAGGTACACAGCACAAGATATTAGAAACGAAGTACTTAATAGCACTACTAGCTTTATCTGGGTTGCACATGAAGGTGATGATGTATTTGGTTTTGTAATTGCATCACCAACACTATACCCACAAACAAAAGCACTAACTATGGACTTTACTGGTGGTAAAGAACTAACTAAATGGAAAGCAGATATGCTAAAAACTATACAGAACTTTGCCTTTATAACAGGTTGTGATATTATTGAATCAAATGGAAGAAGCGGTTGGGAAAAAATATTTAAAGAAGATGGGTTCAAAGCCCGCTTTACGTTCTATGAGTTACCAGTTAAGGAGTCAGTGCAATGAGTAAGGGTGGACAAAAATCTTCAAAAATTGATCCAAGAGCACTTAAGATGGCAGAGAATGCCGAGTTCAAACAGTACTCTTTAACTCAAGGTACTGGTTCTACAACTTGGGATCCAGAGACCAACTCCTTTACTACAGATATGAACCCAACTTTAACTGGTATTCAAGACCAAGCGTATGGTGGTGTAGGTGATCTTATGGGTCAGATGGGTGAGTCTTATGGAAGAGAAGCTGCTCAATTTGGTTTTGATACTGGTGATACAGCAAGTAGAACACAAGATATATTTAGTCAACAATCAGCTTTACTACAACCTGAATTTGCACAACAAAGAAGTCAGTTAAAGAATGACTTGTTTGGTAGTGG